GGGGGTGGTTGGTTGGTGGAGGAGTAATCTTGGTATTGAAATGGGTTACTCCCAGAACCAGAGGTGTCATGTGGACTATCCCAAGAATACCCGGTATCGGCTCCTCCTGTATATTGATTCTTTCGGTCAGCTTGACTGTATGGATCATCTTGGTATCCAAATGGGTTCCTTCCAGAGCTAGTTGAAGATGCTTTATAGCTGGGTCTATCATCATCATCATCATCCCACCATGCATACTCCTTCAGTCCAGTTCTTGGATTAACCTTACCTGATCCACCAAAAGCCTGTAGCAATTTTCCTTCTTCTGGAGTGATGTGGGCAAGTGTATGTCCCCGTGGCCCTGCTTTCTTTAATTCTTTAATTGAGTTTTGAAATAATAAGTCATCCCACATATTTATCTCCTATGGTACATTTCTAGCACTACCCGATCCTTGATCGACTAAGTTAAGTTTGTCACGAAGTTTCCTGCGATTCTCCAGTTCCTGCCGACTCGCAAGACCTTCTGTAATATTCCCAAATACATCCAAAAGTTCATCATATTTGGGTGGCTGATTAAGAGCCTTAGACCTTGCAATTGATAATGAGGCCGCAAGATCAGGGTCAGCATTTGCCAGATTAAGTTTTATTAATTTATCTTTTGCTTCTAAAACACCCGTTTCTGAATCAGCAGCAGCTTGCATTGCCCTTCCTGCCATTTCCTGCCTTTGAAATTGTAAATCTTGTGCTGCTTTTGCTTTCTTGCCAACTTCAGTTGAACTATTGAGTCTTCCACCTCTGGCCAATGCAAACTGCAACTCCTTCAATCCTTCCTTGTACTGATCCTCCAGTTGTGGTGCTTGATAGTTCATGTATGCATCAGAGCGTTTATCGTAAAAGTCCTGATCATACTGTCCAAAAACATCCTCAATCTCTTCAATACCTTCATCAACTCTCTTCTGTCTTGCCAGTTCATCTGCCCTTGCTTTTGCATATTGATCTTCAGGTGTATCAGGTTTCCCGAAGATAACATCCATAAAATCTGTCCAACTACTCATTATCCTGCCTCGTTTAGTGTGTAATGTACTGCTAAATTACCCAGTTTAGCTGCTCCTGCTTGGGTGTTTTCCAACTTGAGTGCGAGATGGGTGGAAGTAACAGAAAGTCCAGCCCTACCTAACCCGTATGTAACTTTGTTAAGTGTTGCCGCCAGTTCATTTTCTTCAATATCTGTTGGATCAGGCGCAATTTTAACTGTCCATGTTGACTCACAAACTGCATCTAAGCCAGACCACATTTTGTTGGTTGCCGGAGTTTGTGCATCAAGGAACGGCAATTGGACAGTGACTGTGCAGTTATCATACTGGTCATCGTTCTCGCCACCCAGACTATAAATAACATTCCCGCTGCGGCAAAGAATCTGCCTTCCATCAAATGCCCATTCCTCAATAGTGAATCCCGGTTCATAAACTGACCATGCAGAAACTCCACTGCTTGGAAAATAGGAGAACACATAAACCTTTTCTCCGATGGCCAAGTAGTAACGTCCAGATCGTGGGTCTAAAATTCCACACGCATCCCCGCCGTCTGCCGAATCTGTTTGAATTGCAGCAATAATAAGTTCATCAATCGGGTTGCCTATATCACCAACGTAGGCTGCATTAGAACTATCCCTAGATTTTAATGAACGTATGCCGGAGCGTGACAAATAAAACACATCTGAATCTCCAATTGCCACTACACTCTTTGATGCAATTGTTCCAGTGTTATTCAAGACCTGAACCAGTTGGATCACACTTGGATCAGGATCATAAAACCAGATTTGGATACAGTCCTCCGCCAAGATTGCCATATTTTCATAATAGGTACTCATGGCTTTAAGTTCTTCAGATTGCCTAGCATGGTTTGAAAGAACTTGGAACCCTGCCCCGGCAGTTGTGTTGGGGGCTGAAACCCAATCCCCCGGATCATTGACTGCACACCACCTCCATGTTGATTCTTCTAGGGAATGCATCGCATATTTATTGCTCATAACATACTTCCCTGCCTGTTGTGCAGTCGATGAAACTACATCTGCTCCACCTGAAGTTGTGGATGCCGAATTGGTATAAGTCACTCCCCCTGTAACGGATGTTGCTACTGTTAGACTATTATATGCAACTCCGGGGTCTTGGGCAATAACCACTACTTTTGCTCCAGTTGATTCTGCATCCCACTCTGGATCAGTTGCAGTTGAATTTATTTCATCCGCAAGTTTCTGTGCAGTATAAGTGTGTGACTCTTCCCAGAGTACAGGGTTGCCAATAATCGATTTTCCATTAATCGTATAATCAGTTATTGCACTGTCTATACCTCCTGTAAGGGTGCTGTCATTTGTAACTGTAAAATCTCCTTCCACCTCTGGAGTTAATGCAAATCCATTCGTGCCTGTCCCTTTCGTGGCTGCGGTAATTGTCACAACATTGGTGCTGGCAGTGGCAGTATAATTAGGGGTGCTTGTATAAGCAGTAATTGCACTTGCAAGGGCAGTTGCAGTATCGTTATTTACATTTGTGTGTGCAAGTGGGGTTTCAATAATATCCACATTATTCACACGCAAAGTACGCAAATTGTTACCGGGAAGGTTAGTACCTCCAGTTATGGTAATAGTTGCAGTTGCAGCCGTACCTGTTACTGAGGTTGTATTACCTCCTGTAATTGTTGTACTTACCCTTGCCCTTCCATCAAAAATCTGTACGATCCTGTTTACTGGACTGCCCGATGATCCTGCAACACCCGGATCAGCCTCATCACCCCAATAATGATTGATCTTGCCATCTTCAAACAATATTGATGCATAGGGTTTACTATCAAAAAAATCCACGCTTAGAACCTCTGCCATATCATAAGCTCCGGCAGCAGGGGGTTGTCCATACCTGTGTTCCATTTGGATATACGACAATTCTGGTGGTTGCCCCGTCATACTGGGTGGAGCAATGCTCCCAAATACATAGACCCTCCGCCCTCCTGCGGCCAACCCGTGAGTGCCAGCCGGAAGGGTGGCCCAGACCTTAAAGGCTTTTCTCTTCTCTATTTCACCACCCCGTGTTATATGTGCATTAGTCAGTCCAGCTTTCCCGGTGGAGTCTGCACCATACAGACTGCCCGGAACACTTGTTACCGCAGTCCTGCGGGTGTCTATTCCTGATTTAAAATCTTCTACTAAAACGTATGGCACGGCTATCCTGTCCTATGTATTAACAGTGGCCCTCTGGCTTTATATTCACTATCCCCACCACCTCCTATAACAACAGACTCAGTTTTGGATAACCTTGCTCTCAGTCTCTGGTAATGTGCAGTTGCTTGACCCATCTTCATCTGTGCATCAGGACTTTTCTGCCTCATTAATAATTCGCTGGCAGCAAAAAGGACTAGCAACTGGTCATCCAAGTCTGCTGTATCTGAAAGGGCAATAAAGGGGGATAAGTTACCTGTACCTTCCAACCTTAAAAGTCCATCACCTGTTGTTGTGTTTGCATTATTACTTGGAATGGGCCACACCTCAATGTCCTCCAATCCCCCATACGCTTCATATTTCTGGATAGGCCATGAGCGTGTTCCAATATCAGAATCGTATGTGGTATAATCTTCAGGATTAATACCATATTCTATATGTTCCCAAATCCCAGAATACTTACAGGTTGCCTTTTGCACACGCTCAAGTGTCAGTCCAGAGGGAATATCGTAATAACGTGAACCCGCCTGTAATTCTACATCCTTCTTAACCTGTAGAAAGGGCCATGCAAAATCTTCCCAAAGTCTACGCTGAACCCTGTTCAGGAGATTGGTCATCATCTCCTGAGTTGCCTTCCCCATGCTGGCGGAGATAGCGTGTCCAGACTCACTTCTTAAATCATCCAGCAGGACTTGCAGTGTCGTGTTCCTTGCCATTATTCTCCGTTGATTTTTTCTTTTCTTTAGGCCCACCTAATCCAATTGGCGGCGCACCCTTTTCAAACAAATTAATGTCTAATTTCAATTCCTTTATATCCAGAGGTAATTCACCATAGTTACCAAAAACTTCGGCAACTTTTTCTGGACTATAGGCACTATTTAATCTCTCACGTTCATCCATAGAATTAAGGTCTATCTTGCCAGACATTGCAATATTATTTACTGACCCCAAACCATGAAGATGGATGAGTACCCTAATTTCCGGGGCAGTCAACCCCTCTTTTAAAATCTGACTTCCTAACTCGCCGCTCAGAGCCACATTGGCACGATAAGTAGTTTCCATTTTCTTTTTTAGTTAAAGGTTAGGCAGTCCCGAAGGACTGCCTAGTTAAAGTTCTACTGAATTTCGTAGACTCCATGACAGTTGTTTTGAGATGAACACAAAACAGCCGTAGTTGTAATCGCCTTGTAGAACACATAGCTGGTATGTGGTCTTGCGGGCGAATGTTTCTTCATCTTCTCATCCTGCATATACGCTAAGTACAGTTTGGATGGATCAATGATATAACAGCGTTTGTTGCCGTCTTTTCCAGTGAGGTTAATGTCGTCCAACTCAGGATCATACTCAAACTTAATCCCTTGATAGAACATCTCACCCATTGAAATGTCTTGTTTTCCACTGAAACCAGTTTGGGTATAGTTACCCTTTGCTCTCAGTTGACTTGCAAGACGATCCAGAAAAGCACTACCAGCAACTGCTATTGAAGGCTTCCCTCCATAGCGGCGCAGTAACCGAATTTCTGAATGTATCAGGTCAACCAATTCTGTTCCAGCGGCAGTAGTTGAAATTGAAACATTAGAACGGTTTCTCCACCATGTATTTGCTACATGGTCAATTCCACCAATTGTTCCTGCGGAACCGGGAGCTTGCTTTACGATAGACTGAATACCAGCAAGTGCTTTTGCATCACCAGTTCCATCACCATAAAGTAAACTATTCATTCCACGGGCATAACCCTCTGCCATATCTTCCAGCTTGTCTTCCAGAAGATTTACCAGAACAGTCTTGTCCCGTCCAGAAAGTCTTTTTGCAGAATCACCGGGGATTGCTGTGTCAGTAATACTGATGCCGTCATTTTTCAATTCGGTCATAGTAACTGCTATACCAGCGTGGTGTTCCTTCCAAGTGTAGCTTGCCCGCTTGATATTCGCCGGGTTTGCATAAGTAACTGCATCTGCGGCTTCATAGCCCGCAACCGTAGTTGTATATATTCCCTTAACGGCCAAATCTACAGAGCCTTTTCCTCCGGGGAACGTCTTTGCTGCCTTGTCCATTGCTGCGAACAATGGCTTGTCTTGTATTGCCTGACTCATTACATTGCCTCGATTGATTGTCCAATCGAGTGCAGCGTTGCTAATGTTGGTCAGTTCTGCTGCGCTTAGTGCCATATTGGCTCCTTAATTAATAAAGCGGTTCCACTAGCTAACTAGATTCATAAGCCATGCTTATTGCATCGCTCAGACTTTTAGGTTCTGCCCGTGGTGTCCCGCTGAGTTTACCACCTGTTGCCGTGCGTAGCTGCGTTGGTTGGGGTTGTCTGGCCTTGAATCTCTCGTTGACAGTTCCGTAGGCATCTTCTACAAGTCCTAGTACATCTGCCTGAGTTTGGGGCCGTCCCCGTTCATTCACTAATGCAATAACACGATCATTAAATTCTTCCTGTTTAAGACCAAAGTCCGGGTCTTTAGCTAGAGTATTTTCACCCCAAGTTTGCAAGGAACTTGACAGTAAATCACTCTGAACTTCAGACTGCTGTCTTGCACCTCTGGCTTGGTCTGTCTTCCGCAAGTGTTGTTCCCTTGCCAGACTAGCCCTTGTTTGGCTCAACTCTTTTGCTGCGTCCTCATCAAGAAAACCGTCATCGAGTTTTTCCTGTATATCTTCAGGTAAAACTTTTCCAGTGATTTTAGATACATTATTCAAATGATGTTCAAGCATTTGATATGCTACGTTTGGATCATTCCTGATCGCAGCCATTATCTTGAAACCTTCTACTGCATCTTTTGCAGATAGATTGTTCCTGTCAATGAACCCAGTTATTTTTGAATACTGTTCTGAATCATTTTGGAGTTTTTCGTTAGTTTCCTTTAACTCGTTCTTTTCGGCTACGAGACTCCGAAAACGAGGATGCTTATTAAAGGGAACGTCCTTGTAATCTTCTGATGGCGTTTCTTCAGAAGTTCCAATTGGTTCCGTGACTTCTGTCTCTTCAGAAGTTTCAGTTTCCTCAACAGGTTCTTCAGATTGAAGTGCATCCTGCACTGCTTCTTCTAAAGTCTGTGTTTCTTCTTCAACTTCCGTGGCATCGGACGGGGATGCCGTGTCTTCCGCAACAACTTCTTCTGTGGTAGACTCGTCTACTTGTACTTCTTCAGAAACGGTGGACGATTCCGTTTCCTGTGGCTCTTCCTCCACCATGATACGTCCTTTTGTTGATTGTTAAACATTCATTCCTATCCCCGGTGGTTTACCTCCGCCGGAAGGACTTGGCAGTTGGGCATTATTACCCCCCTGTCCACCTTGAGCTTCAGGGGGCGCACCCCCTCTAGCTTGAGCTTGGGCCTTCGCACCCTGCATCATGTTCTGTGCAACAATGGAAGGCAACTTATCTATAAGTGCATCCGTTAAATCCATCTTGTCATCCAAACGCTTGAGCAATTCCCTTCCAAGGAACTTGGGATCAATACCCGGAATCTGGATCAGGAATGGGATTATTCGCTCAATATTTTGCAGTTCCGCAGCCTTATTTGGTTTGCCCGTGCTTCCTGCTTCAATCTCTAAATAAATTTCATTAAGAACATCTTCCTTCCTAAACTCCGGCCAGACTGCTCCCGGCCCACAAATGGCCATAACCTCTTCCTTGCTCATTTCCAACAACAAGACTTGTCCAGCTGCTCTGGTTATCTCCGACATAAAGGAGTCAAGATCATCCACGTTTGCGCCAATGGCAGACATACGGGATGATTCTGCAATGGAAGTTTCAGTCGCAGTACCTTTCGATATTTGACCAAAATTAGCTTCCTGCTGACCTACGACCAACTGAACATCATCAAAAATTGTCTTCACTTCATACAGGTTTGGATCAATACCAATCTGCTGAACGGGTTGTAATACATCAGTAACCTTCTGTCCTGCCGCCAATGCCTGTAATTCTAGGACTGAATTTGCAGGGGGGTTCCTTAGTTTTTCCTTATCCTCCTCTTCCAGCATCCCTGCGGGTGCAGCGTACTTTGGCCTGTTTGCCCGCCTATGTTCCCTTAGTCCTTGTCTGGCCCTGTTATACTCATGCTGCATTGGAGCAAGAAGTTTTATATCAGACGGAGGATAAAGCAAATCCTTGTGTTCAATTTCATTAAAGGTCAAGGCAAAGAAGGGCCAGAATGTTTCTAACTTAATTGGTGGTGCTTCCGGCTCAACCAGAAAATCGTTATATCCATCACAGACAACATAAAGCAGTCCTGCATTCTTATCATATATTTCCCAGACTAATGCTAGACCATCCCTTGGATTTTCTGTATTGCTGCTGAAATAATTATAAGTTGAGGATTGACCAGCACCAACTGAAGTCTGGTTTCCCTTCATATCATAAGATAAGAAACTTTCACTAACATCTGTATCATATATTTCCTTAATCTCTTCAGTTGAAAGATACATTTCATGTGCCACCCAACTTGCTCCAACAAAACCCCGGAGCAACCGACACATCGGATCAACTATAATTGAATCACATTCTGGAAAATCAAAGACCAACCCTTCCTGAATAATTGACAGTGGTTCTTTTTTTAATGCATCAAGTGAAAGCATCAGTTCTTCCATTTCTGCATCATCCTGATCAATATCTCCCTTTTCCGCTTCTTCTGCTATCCGCCTGAGATGATCAACCTGTGCCTGTACGTCAGATATTTTAGAGGAAATATCCGGCAACCTGTCAACGTCCCTCTGGTAGCCAACCTTAACAAAACCAACTGAAGTTGTAATCACTCTACGCACCAGAGCCTTCATCTGGCTCTTGAATGTTGGATGCTGCTCATCCATGAAGTATTCAAAGAGCATCACAAGACATTCGGCAACCTTGTCAAACTTCTTGTGTTCAATCTTGACTTGTTTGTAATCCTCTTCAATTGCAGTGTCTTGAGGATTTGGTGGTATTCCCTGAACCTGTGCCTTTGCAATCCCGTCAAGTGCTTTCTTCATTGTTTCTTCAGAACCATCCCAGACCCTGTAATCCATACGCTTCCTTCTGGAAGCTACGGGGGAGGGGTTCTTGCTGTAGAGGGCAGAAGTTCTCTGGTGAACATGGCGTTGTAGGATGTTGGCAACATATCTTTCCTCATCCCAGTTGTTGCCGGAATACCCCTTATACACAGCATCCATATCGACCTTCATCTGGTTGAATGCCTTTTTATGGTAATCCTTTGCCGTCCGTACCCGCTCAAGCAAATGGGTTACAAGTGCTTCCCTGCGCTGCGTAGGTTCCTTATCCTCTTCCTCTTCAATAACTACAACCTCGACTGCCTGTTCAATTTCAATTGCCATTTAAAATCCTGATGCAAATTTCTTCTGTTCCAAAGAATCCATTGTTGTCTGCCATTTGACCCATTCTATTGTGCCGACCTTGGGGAATAACCCCCCGGTAGATTTTAGTTTCCCGCCGGGTGAATGCAGTTGTCCTAGTCCCATCCCAATCCATGAAAGCGTATCAACAAAATCATCGTGTCTGGCATTGGGAAATTTTAATAATTCATCTATTCCTTTTTGGCTCCATGCTGACACTTTAGGAAAATAAACCTTCTTCATGGCCATGCGCCCGATAATCGATTGTGACCTTTGAACTTTGTTTGCTACTGGTGTCACTTCCTCTATCCGGCAATGGGTCTTTGTCTCAAACATTCTCTTCCGCAGAAACGGCCCAATCGCTTTTGAAATATGTCCCCGCTCTGCCCACCAGATTAAAGGTTTATGTCTCCGCATTAATTCAAGCATTGCCTTGACTACAACATCACTTGGCTGCCTTGACCACCAACAATCTATAAGATATATGTCCTCGTTTTCATCTACACCTACAATCAAAAGACAAGTTAAATCATGCCTTGTCTTGTCAATTCCAACCGCATGATCAGAAGCAGCATAAATCTTCAAGTCTTTTGGAAGGTTCCTTTTCTCATAATACTGGACATTATCCCTCTGGAATAAATCGCCATCTTCAGGCGAGGGCTGCTGCTGATAAAGTGCAGAAAACCCCCTTGGGTCTAGGTTCCTCTGTGCTTCCAGAAAATCCTTATTGAATCTTTCCGGCCATAAGACTTCACCCTCTTTTCTTTTTAATGGATCATTATCCCCGGCAAAAGCCGGGAGATTAATGATCTTCCACTTTGAACACTCCTCTTCTGTGAAGTGCGGATTACTTGGGTCTGTAAGTCTTCCCACCAAATCATCCTCATGCCAGCGGGTTGTTACCAAAACTACTTTTGATCTTTCTGTCATCAGGCGTGTCATAAAGACTTGCGTGAACCATGACCACAGATTCTCCCTAAGAGTTGGGGACATTGCTTCCACGCTGTCTTTAATAGGATCATCGACAATAAGCACATCCCCACCACGACCTGTAATACTGCCACCCCTGCCAACAAAAACCGCCATCCCACCATTATCAGTCTGGATTCTTGATTTTGAAGCTCCTCCTTGGCGGAAGGTGAACTTTGGGAATACTTGCGAGAATTGTGGCATTGACATGATCGCTCGACAATCCGATCCAAAATCTTGTCCAAAATCTTCATTGTACGTTGCAAAAATAATTGACTTGTACGGGTCTTTCCCCATGAGCCACGGGATGAAACGTCTTGATACCATCTCTGACTTGCCGTGCCTTGGTGGAAGAGTGACAATCAACCTCTTAATTTTCCCTTTTGAAACCTTCTCCAGTGCCAAAGCTATTGCCCTGTGGTGACGGGCATCCTTAAAAACTGACTCCTCTATATTATTCGGGTCTGCAACAGTTGGCATTGTAAACTTAATAAACTTTAGAAAATCAGTCTTGCATTCTAGTGCCAGCTTCTGTCGCTTCGCAGCCGCTATCTGTCTTTCAATGTCCTCCAGTTTACTAAGTTCCTCTGCCATTCACTCCTTAATTATTGGTTCTTTTTAAGAATCTCCCTGATGTTCTGCTGATCATCCAATTTAACCACTCTTATAAATTCGCATCTTGGCTGGAGTATCTTTGCCCGGAAAATCCTGCCCCCTTCATCAACCTGTTCCACCAGAGTTTCATCCAGCTTCTGTGAAACATAGGAGCGGTATTGCTCCTGTTGTTTCAGGCTCATACGTTCAATGGGTTTTTCTTCAGGATCACGTTGCATTCATTTATCAACTTTGCTGATAATTCCTTGGCTGCTTCATATTCCATATCCTTTACTTTATCTGGAGTAAGGTCTTTTCTTATCATGTCTGTATAACAGTCACAAATTATCCAGCGACTCATCTGATCTATTCCGGGTTGTCTGTACTGATAAGTCACCGAACAGATTTGCCACAACTCTCGTATGTGGGCCGTGGGGAACTTGCCACTGTACGGCTCTGCTAGAATGGTTCCGTACACTCCAAGGTTCAAAAGTAAAAACAAGATCAGAATCTTCCAACTCAAATTCAATTTCCATTTCTCCACTACATTCCATACTTCTCCACACATTTTTTTGGTTTATAGGGTGGTATATTTTCTACACACTGCCACCTCCTATATTTACTTGTACCTTCCCAAAATCCTAGTTCATTCCTTGATACAGAGCATCCAGATATTGAAACTGCCATTAAGAGCGAGAGTAACGTCCATATCATGCATAAGACCAAAGTGCTGGGTGGCCACCTGATCTGGGCTTGTTGTCAATGTGGACAAAACGAGAATCACCTTTTTGAGCAATGCCGACTGAAAGACCCAGTTCGATGGCAACCTTTATTACTTCTCTTGCCTGACCCCTATCGACCCCCAAATCTGCTGCATTCCCAGTAAGATGGGCCGAAGTTTTGAATCCTCCTGACATAACATTGTGAGATTTACACCTCCAGCCAGAATTTATCCTGCAAGCAAATCCTACTCTTGACCGTAACTCTTGTAACTTTGCAAGAAAATCTTCATCCATCTTGTCACCACCCCTCCCGCAGCAATGACAGTTAAACTCAGACTCCTGAAAATTAATAAAATCCGCCCAATTCGGCATAACTATCCACCCCAAGAAAAGTTTACAAAATGTACGGCGGAACAAAATAGTACCTGTTTGGTGCTACTTAGTAAGAGCATTTTCATAAGCCTGTAAAATCTGATCGTCCACCTCATTTTTCGTAGATTCTACGAGCCGTTTGAGCAAAATCAGGATAACCCGTTTTAAAAGTTCCTCACTCAACATACTCATACACATTGTTTTTACTGCCGCACCCATTAAAGGGGCTATTAATCCAATCATTTTATACTCCGATTAATGTTTATTAAACCGTTCACGGCCCCCCAAAGACACCCGAAGATCAGTTAATGTAGTACTCATTTCATCAATCTTTCCTGACAAACTGTCCACCTTTTCCTCCAAGTTATGGATCGATCCATCCCTTAGTAGCTTCATGTCCTGCTGAAGTGACATAATGCTGGAAAACCCCCA